ATCTAGCCAAATCTCCAGAATTTGGTGGTAAGGGTAAAGGATCAGGCACCCGTGCAGAAGATGAAGCACTAGCAGATCTAAAGAAAAAACTTCAAGCAGTATATGATAAAGAAACAGTACCTTTTATTCTAGTAAAAATAGGTAAGCGTACTGAACGTGTTGCTGCTATTGAATCTACTCCTGGTGTTCCTAAATCAGACTTCCATATGCTTGATCCAGAAGGAAAAGAAGTATTTTGGATTTCCCATAAAAAAGGTAATAAGGCAAATGACTTCCAACAGTATGGTGGCATGCCTGAGCTAAAGAATACTAAATCAAAAGATATGTTTAGTTTTGTAGATGCCGTGGTAAAAGAACTTAATGGCGCTAAACGCTTTCCTATGAAGACTGCATATGCACGTAAAGTTACTGATCCTAAAATTATACGTATGACAATGTATGGTAAAGGGTTTAAGTCAAAGCCAGACGGCCGTCAAAACATCGATGTTCTATATCAAGGTCCTATGAACCTTAAAAGATCTGGAGTAAAAGACGGTATTCCTATATACACAATTACTTCAAATCATACACAATATCATAATGAATTGCCTAAAAACGATTACGAGTGTTATTACTATGTGAGACCAGAGCAAGCTAAAAACCAGTTTGGAATTCCAGGAGCTAGATTCTTTATAGTTGCAAAAGGTACAGCACTTAAAAATAGAAATACTAAGGTAATATAATGATTAATTTTAAGTCACACTCAATAACAGAAGCTGCCTCTTCTAAGAATACACATATGACTCATATTGAGGATCGTGTGATTTATGGTGGTGTTAATGGTGCACGTGATGCTATACTTGCATTAAGAGCAATGCGAGATATGTTAGCAGGTAGTTCAAAGAAAACAACTGATGTGACTGTTAAATGGGATGGTGCACCTGCAGTATTTGCTGGTATTGATCCAACTGATAAGAAGTTCTTTGTGGCAAAGAAAGGTATCTTTAATAAGAATCCTAAAGTATATAAATCACATGCTGAAATCGATGCTGATACATCTGGAGACTTGTCAACAAAACTTAAAGTTTCATTTGATGAACTAAGTAAGATAGGAATTACTGGCGTGATTCAAGGAGATCTTATGTTTACAAAGGATGATCTCAAGACTGAAACTATAGACGGTGTCAAGTATATTACTTTCCATCCTAATACTATTGTATATGCTGTACGTGCAGATTCTGCAGAGGCTCAACTTATACGTAAGTCTAAGATTGGCATTGTTGTACATACTTCTTACTCAGGTGATTCTTTTGAAAATATGAGAGCTACATTTAATGTTAAAGCCTCTTCATTTAAAAGTGCATCATCTGTATGGTTACAAGATGCTAACCTAAGAGACCTATCTGGAACAGCTACTCTTACACAGAAAGATACTGATGAAGTAACTAAAGCACTTAGTGTTGCTGGTACAATCTTTAAAAAGATTAAAGGTACAGCACTTAACGATCTTTCTAGGAATGAAGAACTAGCAGGACTTATCGAAACCTATAATAACTCGTTCGTTAGACGAGGAGAAAAGGTTACAAATACATCGAAACATGTAGATGGTCTTATCAAATGGATTGAAGAAAGATTTGCAAAAGAAGCCGGCAAAGTAAAAACTCAAGTTGCAAAAGATCGTAAACTTGCAAAGAGAGATGAGCTGCTTAAGTTCTTTTCTCCAGGTAATAAAGCTAACTTAAAAGCTATATTTGATTTACAAAATGCTATTGTAGTGGCGAAACTAGTTATTATAAATAAACTTAATAAAGTAAATAAAATTGATACATTTATCAAGAAACGAGACGGATACCACGTTACCGGTGTTGAAGGTTTTGTTGCTATTGATAAGTTAAAGGGCGGAGCAGTTAAATTAGTTGATCGTATGACGTTCAGTTATAACAACTTCTCCTCTGATGTTATTAAAGGCTGGGACACGCCGTCTCGCTCCTAATGGGAAGAAACATGGAACAAACAAACGAAGCGTTGAATACACAACAACGCATGAAATTAAAACAGGCAATGCGTCGCAATAAGGCGAAGATTCAAATGGGTCGTAAAAGATCCATGCGTAAACTAGCATCTAAAGAAGTACTTGTAAAACGTGCAGAACGTCAAGCACGTCAGGCTATGGTCAAAAAGATGTTACGTGACAAAGATAAGTCTGACTTGTCTTATGCTGCTCGTAAGGGCGTTGAAGACAGAGTTGCTAAAAAGAAGCAAGCCATTAAAACATTGGCTAAGAAACTTCTTAAAACTGTTAGGCAAAAAGATAGGGCTAAACTCCAGAAAAAGAAATCTGGGGATAAGTAATGTCGTTCAAGTCATTTAGTGAGTATGTCACTGAAGCCACAAAAGAAATTACCTTTACTTTCGGAAGATTTAATCCTCCTACAGTAGGTCATGAGAAGTTGTTAGACGCTGTAGCTAAGGTTGCACGCGGATCTAAATATATGGTATTCGCTTCTCAGTCTAACGATGCAAAAAAGAATCCATTAGACTATAATAATAAAGTTAAGTATATGCGCAAGATGTTCCCACGTCATGCGCGATCAATTCAATTAGATAAATCTGTCAAAAATGTATTTGATATTCTTGTAAAGATATACGATCAAGGTTATAACCGTGTCAATATGGTTGTTGGATCAGATCGTGTTAATGAGTTCGAAGCATTGATTGGTAGGTACAATGCTAAAAAAGGCCGTCATGGTTTCTATAACTTTGAAGGTGGAGTTAATGTAATCTCTGCTGGTGAGCGTGATCCTGATGCAGAAGGTGTATCTGGAATGTCAGCTTCTAAGATGAGAGCTGCTGCACAAGCAAACGACTTTAGCCTATTCACTAAAGGTCTACCTAAAAACTTTAAAGATGGTAAGCAATTATTTAATGATTTGCGTACCGCCATGGGACTTAAAGAATCCCATGATTACCGTCAGCACATACAATTGCAAACAGTGTCAGAAGAACGAGAAGCCTATGTTCAAGGACAATTATTTGAACTAGGAGATCTCGTTGCAATTAAGGAATCAGATGAAGTCGGAACGGTTTCTATGCTGGGATCTAACTATGTGCTGATCGAAATGGCTGACGGTAAGAAAATGCGTAAGTGGTTAACTGACATCGAAAAACTTGATGAAGCATGTTGGGATACCCATAAACAAGTTGGAATGAAAACCAAGAATGGTAAACAAGTTCCAAATTGTGTACCAAAAGAAGCTTCTGAAGATCCTGATATCGGCGATCGTAAAGGTTCTCAGCCAGCTAATTATCATAAGGGTCTTGCTAAATCTACTAAAGCTAAACGAGATGCACAGTTTAAGAAACAAGCAAAAATGGACGATGATGATCCTAATGCATATAAACCGGCACCTGGCGATAAAGATGCAAAAACCAAACCATCTAAGCATACTAAAAAATACCAACAAATGTACGGTGAAGAAATGAAATCATTTAGCGAATACAACGAAACATTAGACGAAGATGCAACTAAAGGTTTAAAAGCAAAAGCTGAAAAATCTGGTATGCCCCTTGGAATTCTAAGACAAGTTTATAATCGTGGTGTTGCTGCATGGAAAACTGGTCATCGGCCTGGTACAACTCCACAGCAATGGGGATTCGCTCGGGTTAATTCATTTGTTACTAAATCATCTGGAACATGGGGCAAAGCAGACAAAGATCTTGCTGCTAAAGTGCGATCATGAGGATGACTGAATTACAAAAGATGTATCACCGTGCACGTGGTAGATGGTCTAAAAACGCTGGTAAAGAAGAACAGCGCAAAGCTGATTTTCATGCAATGCGTGAGAAGAAAGCATTTACTCCACATATGATGTATGATCCTAAAACTGGTAAAGGTTATAAAGCTGAAAAAGAAGCTGACCATTTACGTATGAAAAAAATGGGATATGGTCACGAAAAACCAGAAATTAAAGAAGGTACCGGTAAACCAGAATCATGGGAAGCCGGATATAAGCGTCGTGTTATAAAGACAACAGACCCTGAGCATAAAGAAAAGGGTTATAATTGGCGTATCAAAGGGAAAGATCGATCTGAGATTTCTATTAAGCTTTATAAGTCAAAGCCAGATCAAGCAGAATTTAATCGGCAAATGAAGCGTGTTGCCGGTCACGAGTTTGGAGGTTAATATGAAAAGTTTTAAATTATTTCTAGAACATCCTAACTGTGGAACAGACGCTTGTTGCCAACAGTGTGAGAATAGCGTTAACGAGCGAGGCGCTGATTCAAAAGGACATTATCGAAGCACCGAAAAGGGGGCTGGGATGACGGCAAAAGGTGTCGCTGCAGTTAATAGAAAAACTGGCGGAAACCTTAAAACTGCTGTCACTGGTAAAGTCAAGCCGGGCAGTAAAGCTGCAGGTAGACGTAAGTCATTCTGTGCTCGTATGAGCGGAATGAAAGGCCCTATGAAAGATGATAAAGGCAGACCTACACGGAAAGCTATGTCACTGAAGAGATGGAAGTGTTAATATGTCAGATGTAGACTGGAAAAATCGCCTAGATCGAATCGAAGAAAAAATGGATAAGATGAGTGAAGTATTAGTATCACTAGCGCGCTTCGAAGAAAAGATGGATGCTTATAATGAGTATCGCGATAGGTCATGGGAACGAATGAATAAGTTCTCAGCTAAGTTAGACACTATTGAAAAGAAGTGCGATGATAATGCTCGTACTGTACATACTATAAATAAATTATTCTGGGTAGCTATTGTTGCTATCGGGAGTGCAATTGCAGCCCAAGTTTGGATGTAACAAGAATGTTAGCAGTAATTGCTTCTGCTAGTTGAAAAACAATTTACAAGGAGAATAGGATGGACAATCCAATCGCAGAAGCATACATTAAGATGCTTCAAGAACGAAATAAAAAAGAAGATAAGCTTGATCCTGTAGGTCAGGGCGATGCTGATATCGATAATGATGGTGATGTGGATTCATCTGATGAGTATCTGCATAAGCGTCGTAAGGCTATTAAAAAGTCTATGAAAAAAGAAGAGTTTACTGAAGAAGAGCAGGCAATGATCGATGAGGCAAAGAAACGTGGCCTTACTCCTGATCAAGTACGTAAAGCTCTTGCTGCTGACAAAGCGAAAGCTAAAGGAAAAAGCAAAGTATCTCTACGTAAAACACCATGGGATAAATTCAAAGAAGCTGTTGAAATCGAAACAGATGATGATAAAACAGATGTTGAAGATCCAAAGGCTGCAAAGGC